CGGAGCCAAATGTCCCAAGTAATCCGATTACTCCGGAAATCAACTATGAGACAGAGGCATTCATCAACACGTCTCCGGCAGAAGGACAGCCTACTTGGGCGTCGCTTGCGAATTTGACAACAAATATGGCGCAGAGCTTAAATGAGGTCATTCAACAGCTTACTTATTACGCCGACAAAGGCTGGGGATCCAGTGAGGTTACAGGTGCACAGCTTACATTAACACTGACAGGCTCAGTGAAGCCGGGTGATGATGCGTGTGATTATATTTTGAGTGATGATGTGATGTACGGACTTGGCGAGAAGAGAAAGACACATATGAAGCTGCAGAAAGGCAAAAAGATAATTATTTGGCCGATTACACTGGCGAACATTACGCCGGCTTATGGGGATGCGAATAATATCAATTCACTGACTGTGACCATTCATGGTAATGGACGTCCGTCAATCGGTACAACAGCGTAGGGAGGGCACGGCTCTCCCTTTTTAGGAGGTAAAGATCATGGCATATCAGGCAAAACGAAACAAAAGATTTGAGGAAGACTTCGAACTGGTAGATGAAAATGGCGTTGTGCAGCATACATTGAAAGTATCCTTGGATGCAGATGATATGGTCGCAAAGATCAATCGGAAATACACGGCACTGGTCAGAGCGCTTTCGGATGTGCAGGAAATCAAAAGAAAAGAAGCCAGCAACGAACAGTTAAGTGATGCGGTCGAGATGCTTGGAAGAGCAGAAATAGACATGTTTGAAGCCGTATTTGGAGCAGATGGGACAGAGACCATTCAGCAGTTCTACAAAGACCATTATATCGAGATGGCAAAGGAAGTCATCCCATTTATCACCGGAGTTGTTATTCCAAGGCTTACTGAAATCAAGGCGGAGAATAAGAAAGCATTGGTGAGTCAGTATAATCGCGCGAAAAAGAGACGGAGATTCTGGTAATGGGAGTCTTGACAGAGCTTCCTTCCTATCGTATTTGCACAGACAAAGGGAGATTTGACATCAACCCGGCTTTTGATATTATCCTTGAGGTACAGAGGCTGTACAAAGAGGAATCGCTGACGGATTACGAAAAGATTCAACAGGCGTTGAGCATGTTGGTTCGAAACAGGTGGAATCTCAGGTTATTGAACCCGGCAGAACAGTTGAAGCTTATGCAGGATATCACAAGCAGATATATTGAAGTGGAAAAGCGCCCGCAGATTAAGAAGAGTCCAGTTCCGGTATTAGATTTCGAACGGGATGGAGATTACATCTACGCTTCGTTCATGCAGGCGTACCAGATTGATCTGATTGACGAGCAGGGGAAATTATCCTGGAAAAAGTTCTTGTATCTGTTCAATGGATTGCCGGCGGATACAAAAATCAAACAGATTATGCGGATCAGGCAGATACCGGTTCCGGAATACAACGGCAAGAATTCAAAAGAGATACAGGAAATCAATGAGATGAAATCTTATTATGCTCTTCCGGTGCAAGGCGGAGGAGGACAGTCTGGATTAGATCTATTGTTCCATACATTGGAGGGAATGGCAAAGAGATGATAGCAGACGGAAAGAAAATTAAAAAAATAGAGTGTCCGCATTGCGGGCATAAACAGAACATATTTTACAAAACAGGAGCCAGTTGCAGAGGGCTCTTTTTTAAGTGCAAAAATCCAAACTGCAGAAAGGAATTTGAAATAAGACTATAACAGCCATTGTGCCACTGTGCCGGCGAATGAATAAAGGCAGGTGGCACAGGTGTCCAAGAACAGTGGCGGAGAAGTTACTTATGAAATTGTTGCTGATGACAGTCAACTTGAGTCAGATCTTAATGAGGCTGGGAAAAAGGTTGAAAAATTAGCCAAGAAGACAGCGAAAAAATCGGAAGATGCGGAAAAGGAAAGCGCTGAGGTAAAAAAATCTGTAAAAGAGGACGTTACCAAGAAGAATGAGCAGGAAAATGACAAACAGGAAAAAGATGATGATGATTCGTATCAGAACCGCGAGGAGTCCGCCAAGTCGCATGGATCCAAGCTATCATCTATAGCATCAGGAACAGCCAAGGCTATTGGAGCGGGTATGCTTGCGGCAGGGACGGCAATTGCAGGCGTCAGTGTTGCTGCTGTGAAAAGCGCGAATGATATTGACCAGGCAATGAACCAATACATTGCCAGTACCGGAAAAAGTACCGAGGAAACAGAACGGTATAAAAAGGTCATGGAGGATATCTACACCAATAATTACGGGGATTCTTTCGAAGACATCGGGGAGGCAATGGCATCAATCACTCAGAATCTCGGTGATCTTGATGACGCGTCACTGCAGAATGTAACCGAATCAGCGTTCGCATTGCGTGATACGTTCGGATACGAAATACCGGAGTCAACCAGAGCAGCCAAGGCTATGATGGATAATTTTGGTACATCTGGCGAAGAGGCAATGAATCTTATTGCTGCAGGTGCTCAGAATGGACTTGATTATTCCGGAGAGCTTCTCGATAGTATCTCAGAGTATTCTGTACAGTTTGCAAAAGTGGGGCTGGATGCTGATGATATGTTCAAGGTATTCCAAAAGGGCGCGGAATCCGGAGCTTTTAACCTGGACAAGGTTGGCGATGCAGTCAAAGAGTTCTCTATCCGTGCCATTGATGGCTCTGATACGACAATTGACGGATTTAAGCGCATTGGTCTTAATGCTGATGAGATGGCAGCAAAATTCTCTGCCGGAGGTGATACCGCCAAAGAAGCATTTCAGGAGACAATTGCAGCTCTTGCGTCTATGGAAGACCCATTGGAACAGAATACCGCAGGCGTTGATCTGTTCGGTACTATGTGGGAGGACCTTGGACCCGAAGCTGTTACGGCATTAGCAAGTATTGAAGATGGAGCTTATGATACTGCCGGTGCAATGCAGCAGATCAAAGACATAAAATATGATGATATCGGTTCTGTATTTGAGGGATTAAAAAGAAGTCTTGAAGTATTAATCGTCCCATTAGGTGAGCAGTTGATTCCGCTTTTGGCAGAACTGATTGATGATACGCTGCCATTATTGGAAGATGCTCTTCCACCGATTGTTGATGCCGTATCAGATGTAATCGAAGCATTGCAGCCAGCTATCGAGGACGTTCTTCCGGTACTGATGGACTCTCTTGCAGATATCGGAGAACCTCTTATGGATCTTGTGAATGAGATTCTTCCAGTGTTACTGAGTGCGATTAACGATATCTTGCCGTTAGCAGCGCAATTGGTTGGAGAAATCCTGCCGGTTATTACGAATCTGCTGAGTATGCTGCTTCCGCCGTTGGTGGAAATAATCAGCGCGTTATTGCCGCCACTCATTGAGTTGGTATCGGCATTGATGCCGATTTGCGAGTCGTTAATAGGTGTGCTTCAGCCGATTCTTGATTTATTTACAAGTCTTTTAACGCCGATTGTAAATCTGATATCTCAAGGATTGACTCCGCTGGTAAATGCAATTACGCCAGTAATACAAATTATTTCCAGTCTGCTGATTCCGATTTTAAACAGCCTTGGAAGCGTGTTTTCCAGCGTGTTGTCTGGAATGTTGTCTAACACAACAAGTATTATTGGTAACATTACCAATATACTGAGAAACTTAATAGACTTCATCAGAAACATATTTACGGGAAATTGGCGTGGAGCATGGGAAAACGTAAAACAAATTTTCAGCAATGCGGTGTCAGGACTGGCTACAATTTTTAAGGCTCCAATCAATGCGATTGTAGATGGCTGGAACGGATTGGCTGGTAGCCTTGGAAGTGTAACTATCCCAGACTGGGTACCAGGAATCGGAGGCGGTTCCTGGAGCCTTCCAAAGATGCATCGAATGAAGATAGGTATGGATTACGTGCCGTATGATTTGTATCCGGCATACCTGGACGAAGGCGAGTGGGTACTTACCAAAGAGGAGGCGGACGTGCTTAGATCTTATGGTGGCTTGGAAGGAATGATTGGAATGATTGACCGAAGCACGCCGAGTGTCAATGTGAGTGTACAGGGACAGAGCAAAGATTTTGATTATGAAAAATTTGGACGAGCCACAGTTGACGCCATGATTGCAGCGGGGATTGGATTTAAGTGTGACGATAGAGAGTTTGCTAGACTAATAAAGGATTTGATTGATTATGTATAATATCTATTACATTGGAGCACAGAACTCTGAAAGAATTGACTTCTGCCAGTGGCCGTATATGGTCACTGGTGGAGACTTGTTCGATGGAGAATTTGATGCAATTGAAGACGATGACAGGATTCAAGGGTGGGAAAGAAAAATCACCAGTAAAAAGCTGAATATAGAAATACATGCAGTTGGAGTGTCATTGGAGCAAGCCATTGATCAGCTGGAAAATGTAGCTGAAAAAGATGTGTTGAATACAACGCCAGGACGACTCTATGTTGGATCCAGCTATATGAAAGGCTGGCTTGTCGGAACAACAAAAGACCGATGGCTACAAGATCTTGATAGTATTAGCAATGAATTGACATTTAAGAGCGATTATCCGTATTGGATTACCGAGGAAGAGTTCCGGTTCCATAAGAAAGGTAGTGAAAGTTCTGAAGCATTGGAATGGCTGGAATTTCCTTATGATGTGCCTTACGAGGTTTCAAAGGTCAGAAACCTGCAGTACATTAATAACAATAACTATACCGCTTCGGGGTTCAAAATGATCATCTATGGTCCATGCATTAACCCATTGATTCGAATTGCCGGACATGTGTATGAACTGCGAACAACATTGTACGATGGAGAATATGCGGTTATTGATTCCAGCACAAGATATGCCAAAGATAGAAAAATCATTAAGGTAAAAGCGGATGGAACAGAGGAAAACCTGTTTAACAGCAAGAATAACGAGAGTTCAATCTGGGAGAAAATTCCGGCCGGACTTAGTATTGTATCCTGGAATGGAGCATTTGGTTTTGATATCATTCTCTTCAATGAGAGGGGGACACCAAGATGGACTTCACGTTAACGGACGTATACGGACAGGAGAAAGGGTCCCTTGAACATTGCGGAGTAAATATGGTTCTGGGAACGGATAATGATTTCCAGATAACAATCCAGAATAGTCTCTATGATAAGGAGAGGCACGGAAAAAACTGCCGGTTTTTCTGCCCTGATACAGAGTATGGAGGCCTGATCAGGAACACGAACCCGATTACATCTGATAAGACGGTGAAGCTTACCGGAATGACGTGGAGAGGTTTGTTGAATCAACGAGCAATTAATCCAGCCAAGAATGCATACGTTTATCTGAATGGTGAGGCAAATACGGAATTATCTGCATATATTACAAAACTTGGGATGACGGAATTGTTCGAGGTATCCAGAGAAGATAGCGGGATTATCCTTAATAACTATCAAGTCCCATTGCAGACGATGCTACTAGATGCTTTTGACCAGGCACTTGCATTGCAAGACGCAAGACTTGAAATTCGGTACAAACAAGGACCGGCAAACGGAAGAGGGTATGTGCTGCTCCGAGCAGTATCGATTACAGACCACTCCAGTAATATAGAACTGAATGAGGACGGATCTGTAAAGCTAAATATCTTGGATTATCAAAATGGGGTTAATCATCTTATCTGCCTTGGAGCGGGTGAGGTTGAGCAACGCCAGCAGGTAGATCTCTACGCATGGCCAGACGGAAGTATCCGGAAAGAACAGTATTATACAGGCATTGACCTGATAGAACAGTATTACGAGAATACGACCGTTGATACTTTGGCAGAATTGGAAGAGGAAGGCAGAGATAAATTTGAAGAATTGAAGAATTATAAACAATTAAAAATATCTGTAGATGATACAGATCTTGAACTTGGAGATATTGTTGGTGGCCGAGAACGTATCACGAATATTTACATGGCAGCGCCGGTTATCCGGAAGATTGTAGATGTTACGGGAAGAGGTCGCACGAGCATCTCGTATAAGTTGAAAGGAGAAGAGTAATGGCAGAATTTGTGCAAACAACATTGATGGATAGTTATGCGGGTGGCCCGCACATTACAGAAACACAGTTAGGGCTTGCGCATCAGGCGACATTCGGACCTGATGATTATGTGTTGGAAGGTGGGCGAGAATCTGAGGCGCAGGTGCTTACCAATAACAGCATCCGTATATTTGATGCAGTGTATTGTATACAGGGACGCAGAGATGTGATTCCGGCGAGCGGATATACAGATGTGACGATCGCGAACGGTACGCAAGGCATGAACCGAAACGACATCATTGTAAGGAGATACAAAAAAAATGAGAGTTCCGAGATAGAATCTACAGAATATGCGGTCATCAAAGGAACACCGAATGTAGGAGCTGCTGTGGATCCAGAAGTAACAACAGGAGATATCCGGTCAGGAGCAACGCTGCATGAGATGGCACTCTATAGGGTGAAGATTACAGGGTTGAACATAACAGCAGTCGAGCCGATGTTCAATATTCTGAAAAACATGGCAAGTCTACAGAAAGAATTTGCTGAATTAAATAGCAATATAAAAATATTAAATTCTAAAAATGACAATGGTCATGCACTTAAAGTGTTTAATGCATCCGAAAATCTCGCATATGGGTGCTGGGATGATGGTTTGTATCGTTATGGCGGTTACTATGGCAACGGCGCGCCATCTGACTGGGCTGGCATTATGTTGGTGTCTACAATCTACATTAATGGAGAAGTCAACGGCTATCTTAAAGTTGCATGGGATATGAGCATGACCCAGTACATCATGAAAAACAACAAGGACGGATCCGTGGCTCATAGTTGGAAACAACTTTAATTAATTACAAGTATCCCGGATGCATGATATGTAGCATATCCATCGTATCCGGTACTTCCCATCCATACAGACCCATCTTTGTAAAAGGAAAAGATATCTTCGCCTACCGGATATCCAGCAACATTTATATGACCGAAAGAATGTTGGTCAAACGGTAGGGTGAATGGGATTTTTACGCCCTGATCTCTTCGTTTACTTGCACTTTGGTTATTTATGTTTTGAGCAATGTTAAACCATAGTAAGTTATTTCCGAGTTGTTTATAACTAAAAATCCAACCAGATAAATCAATGACAGCGTAATCACCAGCCATCATTTTGCTATTTAATTCAGCAAATTCTTTCTGTAGACTTGCCATGTTTTTCAGAATATTGAACATCGGCT